GATATAATGGCATCTACACGCAATAAGAACGACATTGGCAATTATACTGCCGAACAATACAGTCGAATCGCACAGAGAGAATACCTGCTCTATGAAAACCAGTCTGCGACCCATCTTGCGGGAGACGGGTTATTGGCCGGACAAATGGGGTCCATGAACCTTTCCTACAACTATACAGATATCGATTCGTTTTTAAAAGGCATTGGAAGTACGAACCTGGTGGTTCCATCTGGCCCCGTGGAACCGCAAATCAAAGAGATTCCATTTCTATCTATCATGGACAGAATGCCACTTATCGTTTCCGAACCATTGAAACCGATTCGCGACCAGCGCCCCCTCCTGCGATAGGCGGTCTAATTGAACTTGACGACGATTCTCACCTCCTCTTTTTTGATACATTTACATGCCGATATCGATAACTCTTCGCGTTTTTTCCGGGTTTTACCGCTCTCGTCCTTCGTGTCGTCATTCGTTTGTGTCTTTCGTTTTGCCGTGCTACTTCTCTCGTTCATATCCTTTTCAATGTCCGGATAATGCTGTTGAATATAATCTATGATTCTGTTCTCAATCGCCCATTTGAAAAAGTTGAGTTGTCCGATGGTTGTTTCCAAATAGTTGTCGCCGTCGTAAGGAATAGAAATGCGTTCCCATCTACAGAAAGGGTCAAAATACTTTTTTGAATAGGACCTCAACTTCAGTTTGTAGTCGTTGAATACTTTGAACCTGGCGGTTTCCGTTTTGGAAGGTTCGCCGTGTTCTATTTTGGGGATTTCATATACCGTATAATATTTTTTCGCAAAATTAGTTACAAACCAGTCCGCAATACGCAGAGATATTTTGGATTCTCCGTTTATCACACTCAACATTTGATTCAAGTGGTCGCCGATTTTATAAAAATCCATCAAGTTTGTAAGGAGAAGTTGTTTTTGAGTATTTGCAGGTTGAGAAACAGTGTATGACATATTGGTATGAATGTTTCCGTTTTTTTATATTCCTTTTCCCCGATTCTCTATTCATCTGACTACAGGTTTCATAATATATTGAATATATTATGGAATGGTTTATAGATGTTTGACGATAAAGACGCTTAGTTGGAGTAAGCAACACCCGCCATGCCGGACATGACACGGAGAACGTTGTAGTTGACGGCGTAGACGCGGACCTTGGCAGTGGCAGTTCCAGAGACGGTAGGGGAAGAAAGGACGAGCTGGAGAACGGCATTGTCGATTCTGGAGAAGTTGCAGCTTCCACTTGGCTGGTGCTCCTCTGGGCGGAGGGCAAAAGAGTAGACGTTGATGCCGGTATCTGGAGCACGGGTATGGTGCTGCCAAGGCTGAACGACGTCGAAGTAGGACCCTTCACGCTCGGAGAATCGGTCCTGACCGTTGAGCTGGAGTTTGGCAGTGACGACTGGGTTTTCTCCCCAGCAGTGCATGTCGAGGGCAGTCTCGGCGAGAACAAAGGTTCCGGCATCGGAGAGGGCAGAGCCACTTTCAACACCACTCTGTTGTTGGAATGGGGCATTGTTCCACTCGGCGTTGGCAGAAAGGGACACGTCAGTTGCTCCAGGCATCTGGAAGAGCCCAGAAGCAGTGACAAACCCCTGTTCTCCTTTGGTTTCATTGGGTCCACCGAAAGCATGGAGAGCATTCGGAAGAGCATCAATCGCGTCAGTATAGTTGAATGGCTGAGCGCCAAGAACGCGGAAGAGAACCTGGGAAGCATCGAGGGAAGAGCAATAGTCGACGTTGGAATCGGGCTGAACGACCCAGATAAGCTCCTTGACAGGGTGGTTGAAGTTGAGCTTAATCTTGTTGGAGGAAGAACCGACAGACTCATCCCCAGTGAACTGGACCTGCTCGATGAGATACTCGTGAGGGTTCTGGGCCATCTTGCGGCGCTCATCGGTATCCAAGAAGATGTAGTCCACATAGAGAGAGGCAGCGACCAGAGACTGTTGGTAGGCAGTAGTGACTGCCTGAGCTCCACTGGTAGCTTGAAGGTTCTTGACCGCCCACAGACACTCGCCGATAGGACGGATGTCAAGGTTAATCTTGACCTCGTGGTATTGGAGAGCAATGAGAGGAAGAGCCAAACCAGGATTTCTGCAAAACCAGAAGAGGAGAGGAATGTAGAGGGTTGTCTCCGGGAGAGCATTGCGAGGAGCACAGACCTGGGTAGGGGTAGTAGCGGAAGCCGCGCAAGGACCAGAAATAGCGGCGAAATCTGGGTCAGTCAAATAGGTCAGTTGGGTGGTGTTTCCAATCATCTTGAAATATCCCCTCTGTTGCTCGGAGGACAGTGTGACCTGGTTCCAGATATGCATCCAGTCACCGTACTGTCTGTCAATGCGCTGACCTCCAATCTCGACCTCGACCTGGGCAATCAGCTGCTCTCCAATGTAGTCCAACCACCTGGCATAGACACCGGGGTCGCCACTGACCTTTAATGCCTGGTTAATCTCAGGAAGAGTCACCTGGAGGTATGTGCGGTAGGCAAGGTCTCCATTTCTGGAGATGGTGCAGGTTACACGTCTTCCAAAGTCGGCCTGTCCGGAGAATGTCTGCTCGATAGACTCCATCGCAAAGTTGGTATGGCGTCTGTAGGACACCTTCCAGAAAGTAATCTCAGGTGTTCCGGTAAGGAACACGTCTTGTGCGCCATAGGCGACTAGTTGCATTAAGGCACCTCCCATTTCGATATATACTTGCTAAAGAAAATAAATGGAGGAGAAATCCGTTTTATCTACATGAAATATTTTAATTCGTTTTATAAAAAAAAAATATCATAATATCTAGGTAGATATTAGAGAGAACCCCGATAACCCCTGTAAATTATTCTCGATAAAACGTTCCAGATAATCGGATTGAAAAATCTCTTTTCGGTTCTCATGTTTTTTACTAAAAATATAGGTGTCTCCCACTTTTTTTATCGACCAACCATCTTCTAAAGCATTCTTTAAAAACATCATCTTCTGATAGTCCTTTTTATCCATTTGTATCTGCTCCATCATATTAGACCTTTCGAAAATAAAGGGCATACATAATCGCATTCTATAAAACCATCCCGGAGTAAAACATATAAAATAGATGCGTCCTATATTTATAATGAAAACAACGACGATTGACGAAAAACATTCGGAGATTCTCATACAATTCTCTAAAAACAACAATGAAATTATACCGCGTCTCAGGGAAGAGGTTGTATCTCTTCGAGAACAATTGAAACATACAAAGAAGAAGACACACATCGACGAATACATGTCCCTCAAAGACAGAATCAAATCCACCCAAAAACAAATAAGGTCCTTATTGTCCGAAGAGAAAAAGTACTACCTAGATAATTCTAGGTATATTTTCGCGTATTTCGAACAAAAAAAAGACATTTCTTCCGGGAAGGCATACAAAAATGTTCTCAATTCATTCTTTAAAGTCCGTTTGAAAAACAACGATTCGTTAAACGTCGAAAAATACAACCAGTCCAGACACATTTATCAATCCTATTGGAAAAATGTTTCCAACGATTATATCAATATTCAAGACTATGTCGTTTCATCTGATGTATGTGAGGCCTGTAAAATCGGGGAAATGATTCCACAGGAGGACGAAGGCATACTCATCTGTAACCATTCGGCGTGTGGAAAGTTCATCTCTTATATCGTAGACTCGTCGAAACCCACGAACAAAGAACCGCCGAATGAAGTCTCTTATACCGCCTACATACGTCTCAATCATTTCAAAGAAATCCTCTCTCAGTTCCAGGCCAAAGAGACGACTCAAATCCCGGAGGAAGTCATTCAGGCCATCAAGGACCGCATCAAAAAAGAGAGAATCACCGATTACAAGGAAATCAATTACGACAAAATGCGCGAAATATTGCGAAAACTGGGATTTAATAAATATTTTGAACATATTCAATATATTAATTCAATTTTTGGAATAAAACCGCCAGTGATGAATGAAGAACTGCATGAAACCCTCTGCGTGTTATTCATCGAAATACAGAAACCATGGGCCCTGCACTGTCCTCCGAACCGGCGAAACTTTTTTAATTATACATACACGCTCTATCAGCTGTGTGTATTATTGGACCAGACGCAATATCTACCGTATATACCGATGATGAAAGACCGTGAAAAACAGTTGGACCAGGATATGATATGGAAAAAGGTGTGTATGGAATTGGACTGGATGTTTTTTCCCACGGTCTAATCGTCGTGTCTCCGTTAAACCGAGAATAAATCCTCTCGGTAATGGAACCGAAATACGGCCCGGTGAAACTCGATTTGTCCGGTGTGGTCCGTCTTCACCTCTCCCTCCTCCAATCCTAACATCGGATATACGATACCACGTTCTCCATATTTGGTAATCTGCCAATCCGAACAAAAATGTCTCCCTTCCTCTTTTTCATGTATGGCGTAGTCGGCCGTAAATCGGTCGACCAATGTTTTTGCATGTTTGCGAGACACCATATACATGTGAGCTCCCCATAAGTCGTCTGGGTATCCGTGGAGTTTGAAGTTGTCTGACTTATATTTTACAGGGAAATACCCGTTTTCCACGATTTCG